CGCGGCTTGGAGCATCGCCTGGAACATCTCGGGGAACCGTTTCACGTCGGACATGTCCTTGAAGCGGCGGAGCGCGCGGTCCTTGGCGAGCGGCGGCGGCGCCGCGGCGCCGAGGCCCATCGCGCGCGCCAGCCAGAGCGCGTCGAGCTGCGGGTCCTCCGGATAGCCGACGGCGACGCGCGCCTCGCTCGGCTTGATCCAGAAGCCGGCGACCGCGTCGTCGAGCCGCTTGTACTTCGCGTCCATGTCCTCCTGGAGGCTGCGGACGTTCGACAGGTCGTGCCTGAGGATGACGTTCTTGTCGGGCGTGAAGTCGGGCCGAAGCTGCTTGTTCAGCTTGCTGTCGTCCATCGCCCACGTGGGCACGAGCTTGCGCTCCGTGAACGCCTCGTACACGGCCTTGAGCGACGCGTAGTTGGCGGTCTGGACCAGGCCGACCGTCATCATCGCGACCGCCGGATGGACGCCGAAGACCGCGCAGATCCGCGTCTCGGGGACGCCGTGCAGGCTCGACAGGTTGAGCTGCTCCGGCGAGAAGCCGAACTGCTCCATCTTCGCGCCCGCGGTGAGCACGCCGACGTTGCCCCGGTTGCTCGTCCCGAAGCTCGTCGCGACCCGCGCCTTGAGGTCGAGCGCCTCCTGCTCGGTCAGCGTCGGCCCGTCGACCGGCGTGGTGACGACCAGGCCGGGCACGCCGAAGTTGCGCAGCAGCGCGTCGGCGAAACGCGTCGCCTCCTCGTCGCTCGCGATCTCGCGGACCAGCCGCTTGATCGGAGCCAGCCCGAGCCGCTGGTCGCGGTCGTCGATGCCGATGCGGAAGTGGATGATGTTCTCCGGCGGGATGCGCTCCGGCGGCCCGGCCATGCCGTATTGCCCGCTTGGCGTGTATTGGTACCAGTCGATGAACTTGCTGGAGTTCGGCAGCGTGTATGGCTTGCAGAGTTGGGGCGAGAGGGGCCAGAGCTCCACGACGTTGCCGGTCAGCTCGTCGCCGGAGCGGATCTTCCGCAGGTACGCGTTGCCGTCGCAGTTCCTGGCCCACTGGCACCAGAACCAGAGCTCGAGCGGATCGTGGACGGGATTCGGGTCGTCGAGCAGCCCCTGCAGCGGCGAGTCCTCGAGCCAGGTCGGGTTCTCCTCGCCCGGCACCTTCCGCAGGACCTTGATCGGCGGCTCGATGTGGCCGAGCGAGAGCGCCATCAGGCAGGCGAAGACCGCGGAGTTCGTGTCGATCCCGTACGTACCCCAGCCGCTGCCGTAGCCGCCGGTGCCCCAGCCGGGCCACGAGCCGTCGGCCAGGCTCCAGGTCTGGCCGGTGCGCAGGTTGTTGACCATCGAGCCGTCGACCGAGATCGGCATCGTCTGCGGGTCGCGCGGCGGCAACGGCTGCGGCGGGATCTGCTTGAGCCCGGCCGGCGCGAACGGCGGGGCGGCGAGGTCCTCGCCGCGGAAGTACGAACGGATCCTCTCGAGCGGATTCGGCATCGACGGTCTTCCCCCGATCTTCACCTAATAGAACCGCACCGTATCGGGTCCGAGCATTAGCTCGGTAATCGCCCAGACGCGCGCATCCAGGCGGTCGGGGCTCGGGTCGCCGCTCTCGGGGACCCACGAACAGAGTTGATCCTCGAGCGTCGGGAAGGCGCCGACATGATGGACCCGGCCCTGCTCGTCGAGCGCGGCGACGGGTTCCGCGCGCGCCTTCTTGCCGCGGCTCGCGACGACGAGCTTGACCGGGATATTGCGGTCGACGCTCTGGATGGTCGCGCGGACCATGTCGCCGCCGAAGTTTTTTTCGGCCAGGATCCGGTCGGCGCGGAGCTCGTGGTAGAGCTGGACCGCGCGGCGCGCCCAGCGCTCCGGCGAGAGGCGCTCCGAGGCGTCGCGCAACACGTAGGCCTGGCCATCGGTGCCCTTACCGGCGGCGACGATGCCGACCTCCGAGCCGTCCTCGGTACTGCCCGAGGGGTCGATCGCTACGACGATGCGCACCATTTGCGGTGGCGCCGGGACGCGGTTCCGCTCGAGCAGCTCGCGGGTCCAGAGCGCGCCCTCGACGTCGCTCATGATCTCGGCCATCAGCTCTTGTCGGCCCAGCCCGGTGCCGCCGTAGGTCTCGTACAGCTTGGCGCGGACGTCGGGATGCAGGTGTGGATTGTCCGCGGTGCTCGGCCGCCGGCCGTCCGCCGTGAGCGCGACGATCGACATCGGGTCGGCGAGCAGCTCAACAAGCTTCGGACGCGGCTTCGGCGTGCTCGTGATGACGGCGCGCGGCCGCGCCCCGAGGCGAAGCCCGAAACGCATCATGTCCCAGGCCTCGCGCAGCTGGCGCGACGCACAGAACTCGTCCCACCAGATGAGGTGGTGCTGCGGCCCGCGGAGCCGTTCGACGTCCTCGGGCGTGAAGGTCCCAAACAGCCGGGCTTGCGATCCGTTCGACCAGCGCAGCTCGCCGAGCGACCGGTTGAACGCGATCGTCGGATTGATGCGCAGGAGGCCGGTCTCGCCCTCGACGCAGAGGTCACGGGCGTCACCGTAGGTCGGCGCGAGGATGCCGATGCGGTGCCCCGGGTGCCGACTCGCATATTCATCGACGAAGTGCGCGCCAGTCCCCGTCTTGCCCGTTCCGCGGCCGGCGATGAACAGCCAGTACAGCCAGTCGGCGTCCTCGGGCGGCGGAATTTGATAGGGCTCTGGCATCCAGCGATCGGGCCGGACCGCCTCGACCACGCGCGACCGAAGCGAGACCGCGGCGAGCGGCAGCGCCTCGAGCACCGCCAGGCGACTAGGCATGGCCGGTCAGACGTTCGGCCTCGCGGATCAGCTCATCGACCTGGAGCCCGAGCTCGCCCGCCAGTCGCTCGGCCTCGCGGCGCAGCGTGACTTCCACGCGATCGCGGCGACCATAATCCTCAGGCCTGCGGCGCTCGAGCCACCACGCCGCGGCTTGCCACGTACCTTCCTGCGCGGCGCGCGCGACCTGCGCCACCATGCGCACCTCGGCGTCCGCCTCGGCCTTTTTCACGCGTTCCAAGAATTCCAAAGAACGACGCATCCAGTTTGCCAGCGTCTCGTCGCTGATGCCCGCGTAAAAGCAGGCCGCCTGGCGCGTATTGCCGGCAGAGAGCGCACTCAACAGCCGCGACTCGCGCTCAGGCGTCCGCTTTGATCGCCGTCCGACCACTCACGCGCTCCCACCGCCGAATGATGACGTCGCAATAGGCCGGCTCGATGTCCATCACCCGAGCCCGGCGGTCGAGCTCCTCCGCCGCGGTCACGCATGGTCCTGAGCCGGCGAACGGATCGTAGACGGCTTGACCAGCTCGCGTGTGATTGCGGATCGCCCTCGCCCAGAGCTCTGGTGGTTTCTGGGTCGGATGCTCACCGAGGCCGAGCAACGCCATAGCCGGCCCGTTTCTCGTCTTGATCCCGCCCTCGTGCTCGACCTGCCACACCGTTGACTCGGATCGATCGCCGTAGAACGGTGGATGCTCACGCCAGCCGTACATGGCTGGCTCGTGTTGCCAGTGATATTCCCACCGGCCGAAAACGAAGTGTGGCTTGCTCCAAATGATCTGCTTGTGGATGCCCACGCCTGCGGCTTCGAACGCGTCGCGGAAGAGGCGTGCGTTGGCACCGGCCGGGTGCCAACAGAACCACGCGGCATCTGCCTCGGTCGCGAGCTCGGCAGTGAGTCGAAATGCCGAACACAACAATTCGGCCAACTCCTGGACCAGGTCACCAGCGAGCGGGCGCCAACCACCTTCTTTCTGATTCACGCGAGAATCGACAATCGCCGAGTAGTCGACGCCGTAGGGCGGATCGGTCATTACCAATGAGGCGCGGTCCTCGGCGAGCAAGCGACGGACGTCGGTCTCGGAAGTGGCGTCACCGCACAACAGGCGATGCTCGCCGAGCAGCCACAAGTCGCCGGGTCGCGTGACGGGCTCGTCTGGTGGCGTGAGGTCGGCATCGTCCGGATTGAGCGATTTCGCGCGCGGCGGCGCGAGCTCGCGCAATAGCTGCGCGACCGCGTCATCGGCTGGGTGCAGGTCCTCGAGCAGCGCCACGAGCTGGTCGGCGTCCGAGTTGGCGAGCGCGCTGATGGGATCGAGTGTCGCCAGGACCAGACGCTCCTCATCCGGCTCGAGGTCGACATAGCGCACGGGGACACTCTGCTCGTGGCGCGCAATCGCCGCGGCGACGCGCAGGTGACCGTCCACCACAAAGCCCGAGCGCTGATTGACGAGCACCTCGGCGACCCAGCCGACCTGGTCGAGCACGCCATTCAGCGCGGCCCGCTGGTGCTCCGGATGCGTGCGCCAGTTCGCGGGATTCGCAGCCAATGAGCGCGGGTCGGCCTCGCCGTAGCCGACGATCCGCGAGCGCCAGCGTCCCTG